CAACGACTGCAGCAACATCCTCACTCGCCTTCCCAACGGCACTCCCAGCGCAGCCAATGCTCGCTGGCCGCTTGATGAAGTTGAGCACGGACACGAACTTCCCAGACAAGGCAGGATCTGGCGCGACGGACTACACGTCGATCACCGCGTTCAGCCTCACGATCTCAACTGGCGTGGGCATGATCACAGCGCTCGATGGCAGCCTCACCGCTGCAACTGCCGCGCTGACCGGCTCGCTGGATGCGACGCTCACCTTGACGGTGGCGAGCAACTCAGCCGCTGGCACGACCTTCCCAATCACGGACATTGCCACGCAGAAGTATCTGCGACTCTTCGGCACGACGTCCGACAGCTACGGCGTGTGGATTCTCGGCTCATGGGAGATCGAGAACATCGTTCCGCTCTCGTCGGATCAGGACGGTCTCATCGTCAATGAGGTCACCTGCCGACTGGCGTACGACACGACTTCAGGCAAGTCGCTTGAGATCGTTGTTGATTCACCACTGAGCGCAGCGCCGTAATAGCAGCGCCGTAGGGCGCACGTAGGAGGGCAAGATGGACGTCGTACTAATCACCCTAGAGGGTGAGTTCGCAGGCTGGCACGCAGAACTTCGCAAGAACGTCTCAGCGCGCATCCTGCTCGATCTAGAGTCAGGCAACGCAGGCAGAGCGCTGCAGGCGTTCTCCAAGATGGTCCTCAGCCACAACTTCAAGGGGCTTGATGGCAATCCCTGCGACGATGTGCTGGACGCTCCGGTGGACGCACTGACGCAGACGCTGGAGAAGTGGGGCAAAGGGAATCAAGCGGACCCCAAGTAAGGCTCGCTGCACGGCGGCTCTCAGTCGGTCAATCGGTTGTGGTGCCACCAGAGATCATGTTCCACATTCTCGCCGAGAAGTTCGGCATGTGGCCAGATGAAGTGGCGAGCCTACCGCTGGATCAGGTGCTGCTCGCATGGACAATCCATACGGAGATGCAGCCGAAAGGGAAGTGATGGCAAAGGGCATCGTAATCGAGGGGAAGTTTGACAGGAACTACGATCAACTACGGATCGGCTTCCTGAAGGGTTCCAATCCGAGTGCCTTCAAGCGCCTCATGACCTTCGCCACACTGAACGCAGCTCGCACACTGCAGAAGCCGATCAAGGACAAGGCTCCAAAGGGAGCGACTGGCAAACTGCAAAAGCAGATCAAGGCACGCAAGGCACGATTCAACAATCCTGCCGCCGTTGTAGGAATCAAGGGTGGGCGCAACGGAGTCTTCTACGGCTGGCTGGTCGTGGGTGGCACTGGTAATCGCCGCACCACAAGGAACGGCACCTTCGCCGTGAAGCCAGTGAAGGCTCGACCATTCGTCGCTGATGTGGTGAAGCGCAAGACCAACATGGACCGAGCCGTAGAATCTTACTCAAAGACCATCTCGTCGTTCCTCAATGACGAGCCGTTCCGAAATACCATCCTGAGATTCAAGAGAGGTAATCAACGCTGATGGCTGCAAACCAGACCGCGAACTTCGTCGTAAAGGCAAAGGATGCCGCCACAGGGCCGCTTGGCAAAGTCGGCGGCTCAATGGGAAAACTCAAGCGCACCGCAGGGACGGCGTTCAAGGGGATCGCCGCAGGCGCTGCAATCGCCGCTGGAGCCATTGCCGGACTTGCCACAGTCGCCGTCAAGGGCGCAATCAGTGAAGAGAAGTCCATCATCCTGACGAACGCCGCGCTGCGTCAGCGAGGCTTTGACCTAGAGGCACTTGGTCCGAAGGTAGAGGCTCAGGTCAAGGCATTTGAGGAGTTTGGACTAGAGGGCGAGAACGTCCGCGCCGGCATTGAGGCAGGGAGCCGCTTCTTCAAGGATCAGACCCAACTGCTTGAAGCAAACGCTATCGCCGCGAACATTGCCGCCGTGACCGATCAAGACCTCGCCACCGTGATGGGGATTATCGGCAAGGCATCTCAGGGTCAGACGCGAGGGCTAAAGACGCTGGGCATCGAGGTAAAGAAGGGCGCGAAACTCACGGACATTCTTGCTGCCGCAGATGAGAAGTACGCAGGGATCGCTGACGAACTGGCAAACAGCACAGGCGGCAAGATGCTCGCCGCGCAGGAGAAGTTCAACGGAGCGATGGACGAGTTGGGCATGGACCTGTTGCCGATGATCAACGAGGTGCTCACGTTCATCACAGAGAAGGCTCTCCCAGGGTTCAGGGACTTGATGGAGGAACTCGGACCACGAGTCGCCACGTTCGTTGACGAGTACGTGCGACCGCTCGTGGACACATTCGCCGAACTCTTTGACGTGCTGTCAGAGGGAGACGTCAGCATCATTGACTTGCTGTTCGTACCGCTCAAACTAATCCTCGGCACGATCAACAGCCTAATCACTGGAATCGTCGCAGGCATCAAGTTCATTCAAGGATTCGGTGGTGCCGCAGCACTCGCAGCAGGGAGCGCCGCACGCGACTATCAGACAGGCGGATACGCTCGTGGGGACATGGGCGGCCAGTCCTCCTATCTGAACACGGCACAGGGTCTCGGCACCTACGTCATCCCAATCTCTATCGGCACCGGCAAGGTTGACACGGTGGTCGCAGACTCGATCAGGAGAATCGGACCAGGACCTCGGCGAGGGCGCTAAGTGGCAAACCCATTCAGCCTGATCGTCGCTGGCGTTGATGGCGGCGCTAACCTTCTTGACCTCCCTGCTCCGTCTGCGCTGACCACGCCGTACGTAGAGCTGGGATCTGTCTCCCTCACGCTCTCAGGCGACGGAGACGGCGGCTCCATGGCGTTTGACGTCATTGAGACCAAGACACCTGTGGGTGGACCTTGGTGGAAGTCAGGCGCAGTCCACGACAATGCTCGCGTCCAGTTCTTTGACAGCCGCTACAGCGCCACGACGCCGCTCTTCTTGGGCTTCATCACCAACATCACCGGCACGATGCTCCCCAACGGCCTCGGCTCGCGTGCGAGCGTCACCGTCGCAGATGCCGATGAGTGGCTCAACCGAACCATCATCCGCAACGGAAAGACAGGCATCCGCGCCACCTCCTTCGTGGACTCATTTACGATCGGCAACGACTCTTCAACCGACCGCGACATCATCAACGGTCTGCTCAAGCGCGTGCATGATCAAGTCAACGACGCCACCACGCGCCAGATTCTTGATACCAGCGTCATCACTGGCAGCACTCGTGCCATCTACACCGGCACTGCTCAGACCATCGGAAAGCAGGCATTCAAGGCGACCACCCTGCAGAGCGCACTGGATGCGGTTGCAGAGGAGGCAGGCGGCTCCGCTGAGGTGCAGTACCGCTACTACATTGACGGAGATGGGCGGCTGAACTACGGACCAAAGACCACCGCGCCATCCTTCGCCAACGCTCCTGCAGAGATCGTCACCGATCCTGCAAGTGTGCAGGTCGGTAGCGTCTCATCCGTGACGCGCATCCTCTCACGCGATCTCTCAGTCAACCTTGACCACAGCGAGATCGTGAAGGGGATCTTCGTGCAGGCTGACTCGACCTATGCGCGCTACGACTCCAACCAGACCTATCCCACCGCACCAACCAACGACCCCTACTTCCGCACCTACACCGGCACATACAGCAGGAACGGCGCAGCTCTGGCGAGCCGCAGTGGACCACTGGGCAACGAGGTCTTCTCTGCCCCAAAGGTCGCCAAGAAGGGCGACCGAGGCGTGAAGATCGGCAGTCTTGCTCGGTCAACCTTCGTCTCGCGTGCCAAGCCAGTCCGCAGCGTCTCCTTCATGGTCTGCGGTTCAGATCTCGCACAGACCTCCGCACCAGACTGGGAGTACGGCCTGACACAAGGCTACGCCGAGACCGCAGCTGCAACCTACAATCTGATCAAGGCGTGGCTGCCTGGTCAGTACGTCAAACTGACTGCACCGGCTCTTGATCTCTCGGCTACCATCTTGTACATCGCCACCGTCACCATGACCTTCGCGCAGGGTGGCGGCTCGTACCAAGTCGAGTACGAAGTGCAGGCAGACTTCAGGCGAAAATACGTCAAGGGTCTTCGCGGACTCATTGCAGGGGAGTAAGACATGGGTAAGTACGGAACGAACCTAGAGGGCTTCGGCGGCTTTGAGGGCGATGTCAATGCCGACAACGGCGCGACGCTCGTCAGCACGGACAGCGAAGGGGAGAACTCACAACTCTTCGGCCCTGCTGCGCTGCGAGAGATTCAGGCTGGAGTCGCCAATGGCGACTTTGAGATCCTGCCAGTCGACGCAGCTTCTGCGATCAGCGACGAAAACCCTTTGCCGTACTTCTCCTTCACGGATAACTCAAGCGGCAGGATCGTAGCGTCCATTGCAGACAGCACACTTGCGACTGGACAAACGGTCTTGCGATTTACGCTTACGAACGCAATCAACGCAGATGAGGTCTACTTCACGCGCTACGTGCCAGTGCCAACTTCAGAGGCTAGAACCTATGG